TTAGGATCATGAAGGATAACACGATTTAAGGAATCTTCGCCAAATTGTTTTAAATATTCCTTTTCTACTTGGTTTAATTCACGACGTAAATATTTCAAAACATCACCTCTTATAAATTATATATTTATACTCAATCTAATATATTAGGAGGTAATTGTCTACCAATTTACAATAACTATATCTATATTATTTTGTCATGCTTGCTTTTAATGCAGCAATTTCTGCACGAAGTTCTTGTAATTGAGTGTCTTGTGTAGCATCCTTTTTTGACATTAAAAACAACTTGATACACCTTATTCATTTGAAAGTTCCCTCCTAAAGCTCTCACACTATAGTTGTTAAATTATTTTCTCTATCTCTATTTACGAAAATTAATATCACCATCAATATATTTGTTTATAATTCTAACGTCAATATTTTATTTATTTTTAAGTGTATTTATAAAACAATCAAATATAAAATGAAGATATTTTTATGAGCAAAAAGTGAACCATCATCTATTTTGGGCATACAAAAAAGACATGTTACTCTTCTCTCGTCTCTCTCGTAACATGTCTTTATTTGTATATAGATCTCTCGAACTATATCATATTGTATCTGGCTGAACTCTCTAATCCCTTTTTGACACGCCAGTATGTCTACAATTATTTTATATTTTAAAATAATTTATGTCAATAATTTATTTTTAGTTTAATAATTGCCATTTATAAAGAAATTAAATCAACTAATTACAATATTAAACCTACAATTAACCGCGTTGACAGAAATAAATAATATAATTTTTATCAGGGCTCACCGCTGCGCCCAACGCATATGGATGATTCCAATTACCACCAAAATCAAATAAATATATTACATAATCATCAGGTATTTCTACCGAGTCTTCATTAAAAGACAATCTATGTAAATATTGTTTCTGTAGTTTTCGATTCTCCGACTCTGTATAAATAGGATATTCCTTCTTATCTAAACCTACCGTATCCATCTGTTTAGGTTTTAATATATCTCGCTCAGCCTCTACTCTCTTTCGAGTTTCTATATAACGCTTATACTTAGCATCGCTACTTTCACCATCAATTTTGATCTTACTAAATTCAGCCAACACTTGATTATCTAATTCATATATTTCATCAACAGATTTCTCAATAGGATTATCCACTAGATTTTGTACATATTTGCCCATAGGTACTGTTGTATTTTTTACAATAACTATCGATGTGGGCAGTAAGGTTTTCAAAGTATCTGCATACTCCATTTTTGAATCAACATAGTTTTTTACATATACATTGGATAGATCAGATTTTGAAATGACAACTTTAGAATCAATCCGTGCCTCCTCAATGTAAGGCTTCAATTGATCTGGTGTACCACCAAAAGCCAGTTGTACATATGAACCGCCTTGTAAGAACGGGGGATTACTATGTAGATGAATATTCTTTGCAAAGCTAGGTATTTGTTTAGGAAACCCTGGAATCGTAGCAACTAGCTTATAATCCTTAGGATTATTAATAGGATACTCAATTAACTCTATGGGCTTAAAAAATGCCTCTATTGATTCTTTTATCTCCTCTTTAGTTCTAGCCGTATACAGATCATAAGATTTCCCTTTATTCTTTTCTAGAAAGGCTTTAAATTCTTTATCACTTGCTTTATTCTTATCTGCACGCGTTCTGTAGGATGGAATATTAACTGGATTCGTTAATTTAATTTCCCCGTGTCCATTTTTTCTCATATAAGGACTTACGATACGTAATGGGTTATCTCTACTGCCATATCCATAGCCTTGCTTATTTGTTTCTAACGTATTGTAACGTGTGATTTGTTTGAGTGCCTTTTCATCTCGATCATTATAAAGGGGATCAAAAATCTGATACTCCACCTTCATATCTGACTTTTGTAGTTCTAATAATCGTTGTTTAGCTCGTTTCTGACTTTGTGCTTTCAATAACTCAATTTCTTCTGCTGAAAGCTTTCTTGGTGTTTTTGAATTACCCATCCCGACTCTTTTAAAAGCACCAGGAATAACTTCAACAAACTCTGACTTTAAAGAATCTTCAGATTTTATATTACTTTTGATTGTAATACTTGACGTCTGACTTTGATTTTCTACTGATGCAGCCAAACTAGATTGACAAGACAATGCTAGCGAAAGCATGCATAAGGCAATACTTTTTTTAATCATATCTCTCCCATAAAACTCTGCTCATACAGATATAAAAGAAGGACCTACAGTGAACTGTAGGTCCTTATATTTGGTGCGGTTGGAGGGACTTGAACCCTCACGAGCGTACGCTCACCACCCCCTCAAGATGGCGTGGCATTTAATAAATATTTATAAACTCAAGGAATACAGTATCTATCAGCTTTTATATAACATATATAATTATATATTTTAGCATATTTTAATATAAATTGATGTCAAATTGATGTCAAAACTGAAAAAAAATAGGGCACCTACTTTTATAGTAAGTGCCCTTGTTTAATAATCAAAAGTTGTCTGCATATCCACCTTTATGCAGTAAGGAGAAATGGGATCACCTCCATGTTATCTGCGTAATGCACCAGCCAAGAAAAGTGCAGCATTACTAATCGCCCATGTATCACGTTGCCGGCGTAACCTTTGTTCTGTTCGTTTATTGTTCTTTATTTCCGCTTTCAACTCGTTCGATGATGCGTAAGCTGCGTCCAATGAGTTCGCTTGCTCGGTTGTTATTTCCGATGCTTTCGCTAACTCTTCGCCCTGTTTCTTGTTGATAGTTTTGAGTTCGGCCAATTCCTTGCTCCGTTCTTCGTTGATAATCTTCAATTCTTGTAATTCGGTCGCCTGCTTGACGGTTAAGCTCTGAGCTTCGCTCAATGACAAGTTTGAGCTCTTGATTGAGGCGTCGGCTTCGATTAAGTTCGTTTTGAGTTTGTTCCAGTCTTTCAAGGGCACGGTGATAGTTTCCTCTTGCTGTGAGGTAGCCGTCGATGAGCTGGCATGCACCAATGAGGAGCAACAAAGCACAAGCAAACATAATAAACCGCTTAACAGTAATTTGAGATTTAACCGCATCGAAGTATGTTTTACATTTCTCATACATATCTAGCCCCCTATTTAGTCAAGATCATTCCAACGTGCTGCATACCCTCGTACATCAACATGAACGAAGTCTTGATGATAGTAACAGCCAATGCCGTCGGCGCCACATTCCTCGGCCACTTCGGCGAGATAATCGACGTTAATGCCGTCATAAGTAATATCAGCCGCTGTACCCTCAACGTGTTGAGAGTTAGGAACACCGCCAACTTCTGCGTTATGTTCAGGGCAACGATAACCGCTTAACACTTCGATAGGCTTGCCAATGTGTTCCCGAATAGCGTCCAATACATCAACGAGCCTTTTATCAATGATGTGGTCTAAAATAGGGTGTCCGTCGCTATCATATCCATGACGGCCACACTTACAAGCGAATTCATAATCATCAAAATATGTTCCAATTTTCATTATATGCACCTCTGTTTTTGCAATACAAAAGCCACGCCCATATATCGTGAGCGTGGCACAAACAACACTATATTATTTTTTCAAAATCATATCTACTCTTGCATGAACAACGTCAAGCAAGCCAGATATGGTAGTATTTCCGCCGTCTCGCATATTCTCAAGTATGCTCAATAGTTCCACCGAGCCGAGATATAGCCACACGATATTGACGGCGAAAGCGTATTGTCCAGCCATGTAATCAAAGCACCAAGCGGCGCCTGTGGCTAGGCAATACGTCAAAACTTTTGTAACGAAAGGCTTGCGCATATGCTTTGAGGATATCAACCCTTTACCCCATGCGGCGGGAATTGCTATATATTTGTCTAATGCGGTTAGATTGTCAGCATTTGCACCCATATCTACGAGCATTTGATACGATATAGACGCCCATTTTGTAATGAGGTCTAGGAATACTAATAATATAAATATTCCTAGCACCTGCACATGTTTTAAGCCAATCATATATATCGCCACATCGGCGATAACAGCAAGCAAGGCCTTTAGTACAAACGAATCCGTCAATGTCCGCCAAGCCTCGCTCATGAAATCAGTTAATTCTTGCATGTGTTCTCCCTGTGGTTTGGTTAATTATAAATGGTTAGCGTTTTTGTCCCCTGTGTTGATGTAACTATGGTTAGTCGCATTCCACTCAATGGTATTCTTATCAAAGGCCATCGTTGTAGTCCCCTGTGTTGATGTAACTATGGTTAGTCGCATGTTATTGTTAAATCCTTTGAATGTAATATTTTCAGGTGTTTCCACAAAGTAAGGGCCGTATGCGTTCCAATTATCACCTAAATTAAGCGTTGTCGGTCTATTAGCGTACATAGTCATAGTCGAAATGTTCCAACGCTTAGGGTTTACGTTGAAGTTCCCATTCACTGTATTATTGGTAATGTTCATTTTCAACACATCGCCATAGCGTTTGTACACAATACCATTTTCTTCGTATTCTTCATCAGCAACTGCACCAGTTTGAACGCCAGCAATCGTATAATCGCCTACTTTTGCACCTGTGAAATTGTGGTAAGTGAGTTTTATATCATCTTCACCTAATGGCGGAATATTCACGCTACAAGCCCCAGTACTATCTAGCGTGAAAGGTGTATCATTACCAACTACCTTAACGCTGTAATGTGGCTCCCCTGTTACTGCTACCACCTGTTGCCCTTGAATTACACTAGGAATTGTCAAAGGCTTAAACTCAGTTCGAGGGAACGGCTTACCCATATTACCAATTAAGGCTGTAAGTACATCGTCAACGCTGGCACTTTCACACCATACGTTACCTTGCAATAATAACTGATGAGCATTGTCAGCTGTAGCACTTGCGCCGTCTCGCCCGTCCTCGCCCTTATCGCCTTTAGGACCTTTCAAGGCCTCTAATTGTTCTGGCGTGAAATCTGCATAGGTGAATGGGTCGCCTTTATCACCTTTAGGACCTTTCTCACCTCTTGGCCCTTGTTCGCCCTGTGGTCCTTGTGGCCCTTGATTTCCTTGCTTTCCTTGTATGCCTTGCGTTCCCGGAATAACAATATCAATCACTTTCGGAACCCTTGCTTTAATTTCCACATATTCAAAGTTATTTGTATCTTCCATAATTGCACCCCCTAATGTGCTGAAATATCATGAATGAATTTCATATCACCCATTACGATTTTAGTGGTATC